CATTCATTGGGTATCTACGGCGGTGATGATGGCCTTACTGCCAACGTGGACAAGGACGCCTACGTTCGTGCGGCTAAGGCCATCGGACAAGATATCACTGTGGAGTTGGTGCAGCGCGGCATGTTTGGAATTAAATTTTTAGCCCGCATTTATTCACCGGACGTGTGGTTTGGTGATACCAACACTTGTTGTGATATCCTGAGGCAAGTTGTTAAATTTCATACCACTGTGCGCCTCAATTCAAATGTTACCCCCATCATGAAACTTCTTGAGAAAGTTAGAAGTTTCATACTGTCAGACCCCGATACTCCGATAATCGGTGAGTTCTGCCAGCTTGTTTTACGGATACATGGGCGAGCCATCGATTTTGATGAACGATGTGCTGCTGTGTCTACATGGACTGCCCGGTATGATGCAGAAAGCCAGTATCCGAATAGGGCTGCCGAGTGGATGGTTGCTTACGCGCAACAAAGTCTACCCGGTTTTCAATATGACAGATTCCGTGCTTGGTTAACTCAAGTCCAAGATCTGGACGCCTGTCTTCGAGCTCCCATGTTTATGGAACCAATCGAAGCCGAGTCCAAGGTCCTAGTTGCTATAGATGATGACGTATTACCAAGAACCTCGTCCGCACTAGCCAAACCTGAGTCCGCATTTCCCCCCCCACCCGTCGCTAAAACCAAAACCCCGCCTTTACCATTTGAGCAATATAAGGCTAAACGAATAGCGGAGGGAAAATGGGTGGACAAACCACGGAAACATCCTGCCAGAAACAGTGATGCACTTAACTCCCCGCAGGTTAAAGCCTATCTGTCAGGTGAGTCTACGGACAAACCGTATGTCCCTAGACCCAAAATCCCTTCCAAACGTGAGTGGAAGGCTATTGGCCCAACCGACGATGTCGGTTCTCGAATAAATAATTTTGGCCAACAAGCCAGTTCTAGTTCTGGCTCTAGTAGTACCACCGCGAGTGGCTCTACCCGCAGTGGCACCATGGCTCCTAGTTCATGTTCAAGCTCTTCTAGCTCAACAACTTCAGCCTCCAGTTCTTCTAGTGGATCGTCATCATCCAGAAGATTGTCTGGTGTCATCTCTCCTCCAGCGTTCGACCCAACTTACGCGGCCATGCCTGCGTATGGGAAACGACACTGGTTGTAATTCGAATGTGCATGCCTCAATGGGTGGTTGTAACGGCAACCACTGCTTATAGTTACCATTGAGGCTCCTATAAAAGCAAAATCCTAGGTGGGCTTTGGCCACCTGTTTTTCGATTTGATTCTTATTGTAGTTCATTGCGTCGAGAAACGGACCCGTTAATCTACGCATTATTTTACGCAGGAGCACAGGCTATCAATTACCTATCGCCTGCTAAAGACAAAACTGACTGGGTTACTGCTATATCTCCTAAGAGTGCTTACCCAGATTTTCCAATTGCTGAAATTATGCCAAAATCTAAGAAAAAGACAACAGTTCGCGTTATACCTCAACCAAGGAAACGCACAAAGGTATTCCCTAAGTCTAGAGCTAAACCAAGAGCCCGTGCCCCATGGGCTGGTCTTGAAAGTATGACATCCACCAAGCCAGACTTGAAAATGGCCACAGTGCAAACAGCCCCATTTAGCACTGGCCGCAAATTTGGCCCTAGTGTGATGCCCACACTAGGGGGTTTACCGCAGAAAGATACAGACATGACGTCCGCCAGTTCATGGTCAACCCAAACTGGGACCCGCATGTTTGGTAGTGATATTTGTGAGTTCATCACTTTAAGCGGAAACTCAACCATGGGAACATCTTATTCCATTGTTTATTCCGGTGGCGCGTATCAAGAGTGGCAAGGCCTCACCCCTGGAAATGTTAGCTCGCGGCTATCATTACAGGAGTCTATTTACCAATACTATGCGTGGCGCAAATTGCTCATTGAATTTGTGCCGCTTATCGGGCCATCTGTCACCACCGGGTCAGAAACCGTATTGTTAACAGCTGCGTTAGTTAGCGATTACGACGCTGCAGCTACGTTATCCGACGGCTCCACGTTGTTCACTCAAGTGTCCCAGGTGGTTCCAAGCGTCGCTTGGACTGCGTGGGAGGGCGCGAATTTAGGTTACTCGTTTAGTGGCAAGAAACTGTGGGAAACTGATGACTCCGGACCAGATCCGGAGGTGTACACTCAGATAACCCTCGCTGGTGCTTCTCGCACCCCGTTCGGCGCACCTGTAGCCCTTGCTGCTATTAGAGTTACGTATGTTATTGATTTCTACTGCCCCTCCTTTGTGAACAATTCTCC